TTCGGGATGTGCAATGTGGGCGGCTGTCAGAGCATCCCACATTTTCATCGGGCTGTCTCCATAGCCGGACCAATAAACATCCGAGGCGGCATCGACGCGCCCGCAGTAGTTTTTGGGCAGGCCATATAGTCCAACGTCATCCGCGCCATGCGGTGTCCCGGCATCGTCAAGCAGGACAGGTATCCCATGGCTCGATGCGGGGTGGTCAGTCGTGATGGTGTAAGTGGTCATCTCGTATATCCTTGTTTTCAAGCGCCGCCTTTTTTATTCGGAGGGGGTGGTGATTAACGTCACTTGCTCCAGATGAACCCGCGCGTCGAGAGGCGTTTGGTCACGACTTCGCCGCTCTGCAATGTGATCGTGGCTGTTTGTCCCTTGATCGAAATCGTGCATCCGACTTCCCTGCGTGCGGTCGCAATGGGCCGCTTGAGCGAGCCGCTCCAGTCGATCCATTCTGCCGTGCAGCCATGATGGACTTCACCGCCAGACTTTTTTTCCGCCTTGTGCGCCGTCAGTGCCGATGGCTAATTCGCCATCTCCTCCGTAAATCCCGCCTGCCGTAATCCTGATACGCATGGGTATTGCTCCGATGGAATATTGTTGCTTTGTTGTAACGGATTATTGCCGCAATGGAAAGCCCATAAGAAAAAGGGCGACCCTTTCGAGCCGCCCTATCCCCTGCTTCCAATCAGGAAGTAATATCAGGTATCAGTTGAATACCCTACGCCACTGCGGCTGTTGTAATCCGCGCGGATTTCAAGGCCCATGGCATTCCAGATTTCAAACTGATAATTCGCACGCGGATGCTGGCGCGGAATTGCCACGGTCGAAGTAGCAGCGCCAACCAGCGGGCGAATATATTCGCTCGACGGAACAAACCAGAAGAATTCATTTCCCGACAGCTCGAAGCTGACTTCGATCTTGTTAATCCGGCGATTGGCCAGGATCTGGTCGCGAAGCGAGCCACCCTTGAACCCGGCAGCCAGCGAATAGGGACGATCCCAATTCCGGGCAATCTCAGGCGAAATATAGATATTGACGCCCTGTGTGATGTAATTGTCATCAAGCAGCTCGCCGAACGGGCCATTGATAAATGCCTCAATCGCATCAGACGTAGTAGCAGTGGCATCAAGGTCAATATTCGCGCCGCCGCCCGATGCGCCAAGATTGATCGTCTTGGAATAAGGCGAAGTCTTGATGCCGTATGCCTGATAACCTTCGAAATTGATTTCGGGTCGACCATTGAGAATGGCCAGCGCATTTTCGCGCTTGAGCTTAGCCGACATCGCTTCCTGATCGTCTGCCAGTGCATCGAAATTCTCCGACTGCAATGTGTTCCACTCGCGCCACTCGCGGCCATAACCAGTCGAAAACACCGGAATAACGGTGCCACGATAGTCATAATCGACCTTATCAAGCGTAGTGGGAACCTGCCCGGAAATACTGACAGTTACTGCCCCGCCATCACCAGATACTCGGTTAAGGTGAACGATCTTGCCGATATTTACCGCCCTGGCCAGCGGCATCAGGTCATTCATCCACGCGGCACCCTCATCGGCACGCATCACGCGGCGAGTGACGCTATCAAGATCCAGCCACGCATCACGCGGCAGGATGGATGCAGCGTTGCCGATCTGGGCAAGCCCTTCCTCGGTCTGATGAAAATGCTCACGAACGACGCAAAGTTCTTCCCACCAAGCACCATGCTGGCGAGGGTTATTTGCAATCAAATCAGTATCAAAATAACGCATGTCAATCGCCCCTTATGCCGCAGACAGATAGCTCTGCGAACCCGCCGGGCGGATTTTCAGAAGCTGTTCAGCGCCGGAATTGTTGTTGTAAACCTCGTCACTATACGCAACAACCAGATCGCTGGTGCTGGCAATAGCAAGAGTTCCATTTGCACCAGGGGTCAGTGCAGTGCCGATTGCCGTGATGTTTACGCCGTTTGCGATGCGCGCAGCATAAAGTTCACGGTCAGACATTTCCATGCCGATAGCCGTATTATCCACCGCCCAAACGTCATCAACACTTTTCATGCCCAGATAATTATCCTGCACAATCCAGATCTTGCCGACAGTCGTTGCGGCAGCGAGCGCCCATTCGCCGGACGTAATGACCACAAGGCGGCCCGGAAGCAGCGCAACACTGGCGTTGAGTTCCTTGACCTGCGGGAAATTCCTGTCCGTCGGGCCAAGAAAAATCTTGTTAAAACGCGCCATGATTATTTATCCCCCTTCGGAGCGATGAAGCCGGGCTTGCCATCAGCAGGCTTGAAAGCCGAGTTGACGCGAAAAGCGGGTTTGGTGACGGCTGCATCGCGTTCGATCAGCGCATTAAGCACTGCAACGTCAGCGGCTTCCGCGACTTCCTTTTCAAGTAGCTTGGCATCGACCACCTTGTTGACCAGCACTGCCTTTTCGGCAGCGGCCTTTTCAGCGGCAACCTTTGCAGCAGCTTCCTGCGCATCAATCACGGGCTTGAGCGCATTACCCAATGCCTGAGCGATCCTTTCATCCAGCCCGCCAAGACCCTCCATGAGCGCCTCAACTTTGCCGGCAAGAGCATCGAATTGCTCTTTATCCATTGTCTTACTCTCCTTGTTGAGAGCGGCGCTCTCGATTGGGGCGGGGTTACTTACACCGCTTGCGATACCTTCGATAAACGATTTAATGCGTTCAATCAAGGGTAGACGTTCTTTTCTTTCAGTTGCGCGCAATAAACTTTCAATCGCCCATCCCATATCGCGGTCAATATCGTCAGAAATAGAGCTGTTGATAACGTCAATCTTGCCGACCCCGTCAACCGATGCGGCTGCATTGACCATAAGGCCGACGCCTTGCGCGGGTGTTGCTGCGCCATCCTCGCCTACCAGGATCGCGTCATGGTCAAAGACAATATCCGATGCGTCCCAATCGACATTTTCGTCATCTTGCACGGCTGTCAGCATGGCATAAAGGCCGGTGCTGGAATGGATAGGCTCGCCCTTTTCGATTGCGGCCAATACAGTCTTACCGCCATCAAGCTGATTTGCCGTGGCAACATCAATAACCTTATCAACAAACACGCGACCATTTTCGCGGCGCACGTTTTTGTTCCATGCGCCAATCCAACCACGCGCCAGACCCTCAGGGTCTTTGGCAGAGACAAACGCACCTTCGATCGTGGGATGACCAAGCGGTGCAGGTGTGTTTTCCAGCGACCCGAATGACTTGGCGATTTCATCAGCACTGTAGCGGACACGGTTCATCACGATCCCGTCAGGCATCGTGGCGCTAGGCACAATAATGTAATCCCGCCCATCACGTCGTTCCCGGCGAATGGCGGCATTATTGATTGCGTGGCGGACATTAACGCGGACGGTTTTAGTCATTTAACAACTCCCGGTGCCGACAACAGGCGGTGTAAGAATTCATTCCTGCGTTCCTGTATTATCCGGCGGCATACTAAGCTGCGCATCTTCCATCGTCTGCGCGGCCTTTTCTTCTTTCCCGTCCTCGAATTCCTGCCAACCATCAATTTCCTCGGACGGAGCAAATCCAGTCACCTCCCGAATTTCGTCGGGAAGGTAAATAAGTTCCGGTGATCCGCTTTGAATAGTTGCCATCTTTACACCGCGATCAAGCAATTCATCCGGCGTCGCATCAAGTAAGGATGCCCATCCGACAGTCCATTCCTTATCCGCCAACATCCCCCATTCGACAAAACGGCGAAGCATTTCATTAATTACGGGAATCGCCCGGTTTTCCCGGCGGCTCATACATTTCTGCGCCCACGCCCGCGCGTCCTCGGTGCTTGCCCGTTCGCCAGTCACATTGCCGATCAGCTCCTTGAATGGCATTCCGAATGTGGCGGCAATCGACTGAACGCAGGTATCCCAAAATTCCTTTGGCTGCGGCAATGCAACCTGCATAACCTTGGCATCCATGCCGCCGAACATGGCCTGTTTGTCAAAGCCGGATACAAAGTCATTGACCTTGGCGTCCAACTTTTCCTTGGTGTCCTCCATCGACGTCCCGCCCATGGCGCGGGCAACATCCTGGTAAGACATGCCTTGCGGCGCTGAAATAAGCAAAGCCCCGCGTGAGGATTTCCAAAAGCCCTCACCGCCTGCGCCCCTGATTTTTTCGGCGTCGATCAAGTCGTTAAAGCATGGCTCCAGATCAGAGCGGCAATTTACCGTGCCATCGTCCGACCAGATCAAGACGCGGCTAGGATGAATTCGCGTGAATTGGGCAGGTTTACCTTGTGTTTTCGACAATTCGAATTCGGTGAATTGAAACATCAGGGGTTCGGCGTAAGTCTCGCTCATGGGATTTGTATCCCATTCCGCGACCTGTAGCTGAGCCTCCCATGCCGGGATGATGTTGACCAGCCCGTCAATTCCGCCTTGCACCGGGCCAACTGGTTGATCCAGCCCAAGTCCATCACGCACGATCAGGATTGCGCCAGCATAGGCTCCAACGATGCTGCGTTGATCCACCTGCATGAGCGCACGCCAGATATTGCGGGTTTTAAGCCGCTTGGCGATTGCGATTTCATCCGGCGTCTTGGCAGGCTTTTCATTTTCCCAAATTTCAGGGATTTCCTGCCATGTCTTGGTGATGGTTTTATCC